CGTTACGAGCTTGTAAATTTTCTATCATTAGCTTCTGTTGGTCAGAAGCCGCTTGACTCTTGAGTGCATACAATTTAGCAATGAAGCCTAAGCCTATCGGTGCTATGTTTGTAAGAAAAGCAATCATAAAAGTTTCATAATTATTTCGCCAATACCAATATCAGCCGCTACCATAACCGCAAAGCCTATTAATAATCCTTTACCCATAGACATAAATTTTAAGTTCATGTTCTTTATTTCTCTTACGTCTTTATAAAGGTCGGCAATCTGTTTCTCGTGTCTATCGAGCTGTGCTTGTTGTTTTGCTGTCATCAGTACCTCTTTACTGGTGGTTTTTTTCTTCCGCGTTTTGGCATAATATCTCCTATGTTATCAGTTACTTAGTGGGTTGTCTAATGACTGCTGTATTCGCTTCATTAGTTTCTCTTCTGTATCGTCTAACTGTATGTCAAATTTATCAAGCTTATTGTCCATTGTAGTAATGCGTACATCTATAGATTGAAGTTTAGAATCAATCCTATTCTCAAGATTATATTGTGCTGTGCGTAATCTAGCAAGGTCTTCTTTAAGTTCTACCTTAATTTCTTTAGCTACTTCTTCTACTCTAAGTACATCTGCTGACGTAGCCTCCATAGATGCCTGTATTGCTCCTAAGTCCAAATTTGCGATTCCTTCAACTTTTTGATACATTAAGAACCCTCCATAGAGTGAACCCACAATCGTAGAAAGCAGAGCAAATGCACCTACTAACTGAGTGTATGTAAACCTTAAACTTCCTAGCTTTAGTCGTTTATCGACCAAGCCTTCTATTTCTGCTACCTTTTCACCTAAATCAGTTGTCAAAACCATCTCCTTGTTGCATAGATTTTAACAGTTCTATTTCTTGGCGCAACTTTTCAACCTCTAGCCTACGTCTTTGTAGCTCAAGTTGATAGAGCGTGTTACAGTTTATACGTTCTCTTGGTGCATCAAGTGGTATAACAATTCTTGCATAGACACCTATTTGTTTTGCTTCAGGGTTGTTTGGGTCTTCTTTGCCAATGATAGGTGTTACAGCGTTATTAACAATGCCAGTCATGCCGACATCAAATACTGTTGACCCTCCTATGCTGTTTGAGCAGTCTAAGTCACCTGCTTTAATACTATCTGTACCAAAAGATGAGCCACCACTCGGTAATTGTAGGTTTAAGGATGTGCTACTGTTAGCTATGACTTGTGTACTAAGCATTAGCAACAGCAAACATTTTATTTGAATTTTGAACATATCCTAGTAGCTAACAAAGTTTGACTCTCATCGTTACTCCTTAATTTAGATAAAGAACAGACATATCTAGCTTCTGCTATGTTACTTTCCCTAATGTATATATCAATCTTAACTTCTTGCAAGTATTCGACAGGGAGAATCTTATAAGCTGTAACAAAGGGTATTGGTTGCCAATCCCCATCGAATACTCCTATCTCATAATACTCTATATCAGGTCGAGAGTTCCACAACCTGATTTGTGTCTTCTTTACTTCACTAACTCCACTAACTGTCCACTTTGGATATGTAGGTGTTTGCTCGTGACTATGTACTGCGTAATTAAACAGTAACAAACATAGTGCTACTGAGCTACGCATTCAGCTAATACTACTGATTTATATGCACCACCCGGAAACGCTCTGTTACCACCATATACAGCTATTGACGTTGACTGTAGCCAAACACTACCTGCAACGCTAAGTGCGTACTGTCTTGTTGCACCACCATTTGTAGTTGTTGATGCAGTCTGATAGCCGCTCATGCCATCTGCACCTGTAGCTTTTACAGACACAGCACCAGTCCACGTTACATTGTCAGACAATGATGGACTTGAGCTAAAGCTAGTAGGGAATGACACCTGAGCATAATAGGCATTGGCTAGGGTTGTATCAAAGCGAATTACAGGTACTTGACCATTACTAGCAGGGTCTGTTGTCAGCGTATATGCGTTCGGATTGCCATATTTGCCATCGACAGTTGTCGCTACTGTGCATCTCGATTCTACTGTGCCATTAATATCTGCGGCTATAATTGGTGTTGCACAAAGTATGAAGCTAAGTGCGATTAATAGTTTTTTCATTTGTATTGCTCCTCTATCATCTCATTCATTCTCGCATCCTGCGATAAGCTCCTTAATGCTCTCCTATTATCCACTATCGTACCACCTTGTAAAGCTACAGCATCAGGGTAGTAATTGTCAGGTATCGTAGACACATAGTAGTTTGTTAAATTAGTTACATTGTTTAATTGTTGTAGTATGACTGACTGTGCTATTTCATTAGCTATAGTCAACGCGTTTTGAACATCAGCTAACATAAATTCTAAAGATTCCTCTTCCTCTTCTTCCTCTTCTTCTTTTTCAGCTTGTTCATCATCTAACAATTTTCTGTCTGTTTCAGCCTGTGCAATAGCTACTGACTCATCTTGCAAAGCATCGTAATCAGGTATCTCAGGTAATGGTGGTGGTTTAGGTTTTTTATATCCCGGACAGTTTGGGTCACTTTGTGGGTCAAAGCAAGGGTCAAATCTGTATATGTATCTAACATCTGCATTTTCTATACTGCCTGTGCCTTCTTGTTTTAATCTACCATCACCAAAAACAGCAAGTGGAGTATATGGCAAGGCGATAGTTCTTCTTACCTCAATACCACCTTCACGCTGTGACCAGTCTTGTTTGTCTTGAAACACATAACCACCACCTATTTTGTCATTTTCAAGTGTAACAACGTAGTCATCCTCTTTGTTTTTTATAGGAGTGTACTTGTAAGTGACACCTGATACATCCATACCATTAATGCCATTAGCACCAAGATAAGTAGGAGTCATTGTCCATTCTAAACCACTAATAGCTACGTTAGGTGTGTAACCGAAACTGTAAGCTTGTATGCTAGAAGAACAAAAAAGCAGAAGCGATAGCACCCATAATCTTGATTGCATCATCTCTTTTCTCCTGTGCAGATTTTTCGTGTTCACGTGTTGGTACTGGTATGTCTTCTGTATGGACTTCCCATGCCGCAGTTGCTTCACTTCCTATTTTTCCCATATAGGGGCAGGGAGTGCCTGCCATAGCCATCGCCCTATGGATTTCGCCGGAAGGGTCAGCACATAGTAATGAAACTGCCGCAACTTTCATACCAAAATCATACAATGTCTTAGCGTTTTTTAGTCTCAGGCAATTTTTTTCAGTATATGTAGCACCAAGACTTAATGAAAATATTTGCGTACCCATTGCACCACTAGACGATATTGTACAAAGGTCTGAGTTGTTACCACCTACGTTTGGAGATATGGCACTTGGTGGAGGCGATTTGACTGTAGTAGTGTTATCTGATGATGTAGTCACCGTAGATGTTGTATTTTGAGTAATTGAGCTTTCATCTACAGCATAAACAGATACAGGAATAACTAGAATAATCCAAAACGCGGCTACTATGCCAAATGCTATTGCGTTGTTAATCTTTCTGTTCACTATAAAAATCTCTACTAGCAAATTGTAGAGCTTCGTTTTCTATGTCGTTAAGATTTGTAAGATGCAAATCAAATGCTATACTAACTCGTTCATTTTTGTCATGATATTTATTAGTACCATGTAATAATTGACTTGGAAACATTACTAATCCTCCTTTAATATTTTCTATTTCAATCCAATTATCTAAATATCTATAGGTTGTATGCGTGTGATAATTGTCTAAATGTATGTTACCACTTAAATATGCTGAAAATCTATTAGAATGTCTGTGGTCAGCCATTTGTTCACCTTGTCGCAAAACATTAAACCAACAAACTATTTTAGTTTTATAAGCAGTTGTATTTTCACGTTTAATTCTTTCATACCAATGTTTGTGTATTTCTTCCCATAGATTTTTAAGTTCAGGACATTCGTCTACAAAATCAAATAAGTTATATCTTGCAAATCTTGTTGTAACTGCATTATCGTCTAATTCTGTTCCACCATCATTGTTGTATGGTAGTTTAAGAATTTCTTTTTCTTTTTTTAAACAAAATTTTTTAATAGTATCTATTTGTTTTTCGTCATCCCAAATTGACCTAGAAAGATGAAATTTATAATTCATTGCATATGGCGATAAAGGCGTTGGACTCCTTAATTCAAACATTCTGTCTATCATTACACCTCCTTATGTGTATATATTATTTTCTAAATATTCTGTTAGATTAAACATAGCTTTAATTTTGTTTTCATAATATTGTTTGCGCTCATCTATGTACTTTAAATCATATAATATAAAAGCTTGGTCTTTTTTTGTATATGATTCTAGTCTAATATTATTCCAACTTAATTTACTTGGCTTGTATTTTGTAGGTATGTTTAAACCTATTGTAATACATTCTTTGGATTTTTCAGGAAACCATGTAGATTTACTAGCATCTTCGTTAAGATATGAATGTACAGAATTAGGTACATCAATATTATTTTTTAAATAAGACCAATATTCACTATCTTCACGTGTTGTATTAATATAATGTAATAAAACAAAGTTATGTATTTCGTTGTACGTTTTATCGAGTTCATTGTTATATAATAATTTGTTAAAACTTGAATACTCATAATTAGAAATAGTTTCTACAAATTCTTTTATTTGATAACATGCTAAAGCTAAACCAGTTGATTCTAAAGGCTCTATAAATCCTGAAGCTAAAGTTAAAGACAAACAATTACCTACCCACCCACGTTTATATTTTCCTGTTTTAATTTTAATAGTGTTAAATTTAATATTTTTTAGTGAGTCATCACCAAACCTATTCTTTAAATATTTTTTGTATTCTTTTTTTGCTGATTCTAATGTCTGAAATTTGCTACTAAAAACATATCCTGAGCCTACTCTATGCCACAAAGGAATGTTCCATGCCCATCCTGAGCTTAATGCTGTACAGTCTGTGTAAGGTTCTATTTGTGTTTTTTTATTTGTATATTTAATTTGACAAGTTAATGCTGTGTCGTTTAAAAGTGTATCTTTGTAAGATACAAAAGGCTCATGTAATGATTTATCTATTAACAATGCCTTAAAACCTGTGCAGTCTACAAACATGTCCGCTTTAATTGTTTCTTTGTCAATCGTAACTGACACAATTGTTGACCCATTAACTTTAACATGCTTAACATTTGATAATATGTGTTTGCCTTTAAATTTAGTTTTGCAATATTCACCAAATTTATTCGCATCCATATGATGTGCGTATGAAAATAATTCATCATTTAGCCTGTCAAATTTATTATGTTTGCTCATATGGTAAGCAATGTAACTTGAGCTGTAATAATCTATATTGTTAGGTTTATTCAGGTTCGTTAAATATTGTTTAATTGCCCAATCATATCCATTGTAAGTACCTTCATCTCTTGTCCAAAAAGGATGATAAAACGTTTCTCCTTTTTTATAGAAGTCATTAAACTTAATTGATGCTTTATATGTTGCGTTGCATTTAGGCATCCACTCTTTTTCTTTTAGACCTAAAACATCTACAAAAAAATTAGCTGTATATGGTATTGTTGACTCACCTACACCAATTGGTTTAGTGTCAGGTGATTCTATTAAAGTTACATCTAAGTTAGGCAGTTTTTTGTTAAGTGCAAGTGCCATCATCCATCCACTAGAACCACCACCAACAATACAAACAGAATTAACTTTCATGGTGTTTTGTATTAAATGCAAATGACAATCGTTTTTTTGTTTTGTTTAAATTTTGATTTACGCTATGTATAACCCATGAAGGAAATAAAAACATTCTATTTTCTTTTGGTTGAAATTCCCATATCTGTGAGTTGTAAGCATTTCTATTTGTAATATTCGCTCCTTCTTCATAATAAGACAAAGTTTCCATATTAGGATGTTGAAACAATAATTTGCCACAATTAGTTGGTGTATCTACATATACAACTCCTGATACATGCGAATCGGGATGGTTATGGGGCATGTTTAAATCTTTATAACCATTAACATTAAACCACATATTGCCAACTTTTTGCACAGCTTCATTTATAAATTTACTAGCAAAAAAGTTTGCATGGTTATGCACTTCTAACAATAATTCATCTAATACTTCAGTATTTAATGGTAATTCTTTTGATTGATACCCACCATAATTACTAACCTTTCTACCAGTTGCATCATGATTTTGTATGTATTTGCAGAATTTTCTTAAATTATCTAAATCTAAATCTAAGTCTACAGAATAAATAGGAACAGTAAAAAGTTCCGAAATAGTTGCTGTTGTTGATTTCATATTCCTCCTATATGAATAACTTTACGTTGGTACGATTATTTCATCCCATCCATTTGTGTTGTCGGCTTGATATGCACTTTCGTTCCATTCGTAAATTTTGCCATCGTCTGGTTTATTTATTGGTGCTGTCCAATCATTAGTAGCGTTTAAAGTCCAAGAAGCATAGGGTTTTATTTTTATAAATTCATTTCTAACAGGGTCATATGTACCACCTACTTCTGCAAATTGTTTTCTTATTTTATTGTTATACGATGTTTGCTTGTAAGTTCCTGCACCCCAAAGAGATTCGCAAAACGCAATACCAACAGCTTCTGATTCAGTTTCTCCATCAAGACAATCTGCATCAGCTATTACGTTCACAGCAGTTACTGTGTTATTTTCATCTAATACTGCAAAATGTGCCATTTTATATACCTCTAATTTTGGAATTTATATCTTAATATAACTATGCCTGAACCACCATTAGCATTTGAACCGCCTCCTCCTCCAAGATTTGCACTCCCTGTACCCCCTGTACCACCTGAAACTGCACCATTGCCGCCACCACCTGAACCACCTGACATAACTTGCGCCCAAGAAGAACCATGCGTTGAACCACCTGCTCCTCCACCTGCATATGTGGTGCTATTTACTGACCATGATTGTCCATTTCCACCTGTGCCACCTGTGTATCCATTAGGGTCATGACCAAATCCATGCGTTTTGTGTCCACCATGACCACCTGATTGACCTTTTCCTCCTCCTCCCGCTCCTGCGAATGAGTTGTTTCCACCACCAGTTCCACCATTTGTGCCTTGACCTGATGCTCCTGAACCACCACCTTGTCCACCTGCATAATAGCTACCTGAACCATATGAGCCTGAATGTGCGCCACCGCCACCTGAGCCACCTGATTGTCCGCCACCATTTCCACCACCTTGTGATGTAATGCCTACAGCAGAGCTATCTGACGAGCCACCACCTACAGTAATAGTGTAACTAGCTGTTGTAGGCGATACTGTGCCAGTACGCATTCCACCGCCACCGCCTCCTGCGTGTGAACCACCATTTCCACCACCACCAACTACTAAATAATCTACTGTGTTACTAGCCGCACCTGATGCGGCAGTAAATCCTAAAGTTCCTGATGATGTAAACGTCACAATTTTATAATCACCTGAAGTAGTTACTGAGCCACCGGTTGTAGTAATAGCTTGATAATTAGAAGTTCCATAAAAATCTGCCGCTAATTGTATTTCACCTGATGATGGTATTCCTGAGGCGGCATCATAATACTCACTAATTGCTATGGGGTTTGAACCACCAAATTCAGTTTGTATATCACTTAGTGAAATTTGTCCACTACCCTGTAATGCCATTATTTTTTCTCCAGTTTCTCTACTTTCGCAGTAAGCTCCTTAATAGACTCAATCAGTAAAGCGTGTAGATTGTCGTAGTTTAAAGTTTTGTATTTATTGTCGTTACCAGTATGAAGTGGTAATTTTCTTTCTGATACTGCACAAGGCATAACTTTTTCAACATCTTGTGCTAGTAGACCTGCTGACTCCATGCCATCTTTAAGGTATTTATAAGTAACACCTGTAAGTTGAGCTACTTTGTCTAAAGCGTGGTCAATAGGATTAATGTCATACTTTAATGTTGCATCTGAGATTGTAGTTGAGAATGCAATAACATCACCATCAACGTGCAAATCACCATCAGCTTCAAGTCGCATTTCTTCATTACCATTTACTACAAAGCCAACGTGAGCATTGTTACTCCAACCGATGTAATCACCGGCATCTAAACCAATTGCTGAAACACCGTGTCCACTTAAATCACCTAGTGAATTAGATAGTTTATCTGCTGTTACTGCATCATTTGCAATATGTGCTGTATCAATTGAGCCATCTGTGTAATGCTCTGAGTTAATTGCATCGTCTGCAATTTTTGCTCCTGTAACTGCATCTGCATTAATTCTTGCTGTAGTTACCCAGTTATTAGCTGTAATAGCGTTTAGCTGTGTTTGTATTGCACTTGTAACACCATCTACATAACCAAGTTCTGTAGCTGTTAGCGTTGCAGGAATGCCATCAAGAACGTTGAGTTCTGCCGCAGTTGATGTAACTGCTGTGCCACCTACTTTCCATTGACTAGCTGTTAAATTAGGTTTTACTGCTGTAGTGCCATCTAGTAAATCATCAAGTGTATCTAAGTTTGTGTTTAGTTTTGTTCCCCAAGTATCTGCTGAAGCTCCAACTTCAGGCTTAACAAGGGAAAACGTTGTAGTAGTTGTATCAGCCATACGTGTTCTCCGTTAAAATGTGCCTTGCCATACTCGGAATTTGTCAAACTCTCCACTTAATATGTTCTTTCTGACAACTTCTTTACGAGCTTCAATATCGTTCCATTGTACACCTGCATCCTTGCACCATTGAGCCATGATGTGTAAAGGTATAGAGCCTACTAAACGATTTTCACCAGTCATACCAACTTTTGCCTTACGTAAATCTTCTGCTCTGTCTAGGCTAGGTTGGCTATCAAATGTACGTGCAACTTCTATTTTATCTTCTTTTCGGTTGTATCGTACTTGTTCTTTTATTTTCATATTATTCCAAATTTGGTGTGGGAAACTTAGCTCAAATCTCCCACGTTAAGTGTGGGGAGATTAAGGAGGACTCCCCACACCTATAGTTTACCTCAGATTATGAAGTTGTACAATCAGCAACTAGTCCTGATGCCGCTTCATTTTTAGAGATAAGTGTCAACTCTGTAAGCACTTGACGTTTTGTTGAGTCACCAGTTTTAGCTAACTCAGTATTCTTAGTAGGTCTAAGAACACCACATGCCCACATATCTGAATCCATAATCCAAACATCTCTACCTCTGTTTTCTCTGCTTGGTGTGAATTCAACTGTTCCCCATGGAGTCACGTAGATGTCTACAGCTTTAACAACAGTCTTGCTAGTCGCTTCAATGTGAGAGCGTTGGTTGTTATAACCTGTAAAGTCTAGTGCCTTGTTCATTTGAAACGCACTTAGGTAAACCGTATCAGGGTTACCACCTGCTTCCCAAATACCTTGCATAACAGTATCAAAGTCTGCTTGTGAAAACACAGTAGCTGTACCATCTGTACGAGCTGTGTTACCCGGTACTGAGCCAGTAGGGTTTGCACCACCTGAACCACCAATGTTAGCAACATTAGTCTTCACGTATGCACCACATCCTGCTAGTTCACGAGCCGCAGAAGCTGAACCTACTTCGTACTTATTGTTATCAAACAAAGCCTTCTCAATATCTAGCTTTTGCTCTTTAGCAATTTTAAGCACTTGGTAAGCCATTTCAGCCGCTCTACCTGCTTTGTCCAAACCTTCATCAGTATCAGGAATGATAACTGCGTTTTTAAAGATTTGTGTGTAATTACCTAAACGAGTAGTAGCAGTTCTTGCTTCACCTGCTGTATCGTCACCTTCAATGTGAGCGTTAGCCGCACTTGAACGTAATGAATCAGTTTGCCACTCGTGGTATGTGTTACTTGCTTTCACCTTCTTTAGCGATGAGTAGAAAGGAGTTTCTTCAGGAGAGATGTCATAAATAACGTTCTCTAAGTCCTCACGAATACCTTTTACGTCATAGCTATCAAATGTATTGGCTGGTTGTGCCATAATATTTCTCCATTAACTATTTAAAATTAAATTCAGAGCATCATCAATTGAGCCTGAATCCTTGAGTTTTGCCTTTTGGCGTGAACGTATTTTTGCAGTTGGTGTAGCAGTTCTCTTAGCACCCGGCTTTATTACTGGGTTCGCAGACTTAGTTTTTACCTTAGCCTTTGACTTACCGGAAATAATGTCTTGATACCTTTGAGCATCTAGCAAGACTTTAATAGCTCTTGCATCAGTTATATTAGAAATTTCTGCATTAGTGTAACCATAATGATTTGTTCCTGTAGTAACCAAACGTTCTTTTAATCTACCAGCCTTTTTAGGGTCAGCAAATGCTGGAACTTCCTTTTGTAGTATTTGCATTTGTTCATGTAAATAAGCTTTTTGAGCATTTTCTTGAGCCGCACTACTTTGTTGTGCAACTTGTTGAAGTTGTTGCATTTGCTTATTATATGCCGCACTTGCTTCCTCAAATTCAATGTTCTTTTGCATGTACCCAATTGGGTCTGACTCGAACTCTTCTTTTGATGGTTTCACAGGTGGAGCTTGCATACCAGTTTGTTGGAGTTGGTTATATAACTGAGCTATTTGCTCACGTTCATTGTTTAGAGCGGCATAGACTTGTTCAGCTTCTTTCTTTTGTGCTGATGCCTCTTGCATCCCTTTTTGGACGTACTCTTGTCCACTATAGCCTTGCTTTAAGTCCTCTAGAGTTACCTCACGTTCCTGTCCATCTACTTTGACAGTATACATTGAAGGCTCACTTGGACTGGCGTCCTCTATTAGGTCATCGTCATCCTCAGTATCAGAAGCTTCAATTTCTTCAACTTCTTCTTCTGCGTTATCTTCCAAGTCAATATCTAAATCTGTATCAGTATCAGCAGACGCATCTATATCATCTGTTACCTGAGTTTCATCTGTTACAGTTTCTTCTATTGTCTCTTCTGTAGTTTCTTCAGGCATAAGCATGCTAGTCATAGCAGTATCTATGTCTGTTATTGGGGTTTCAGTCTCGTTAGCCAAGGTGCTGTCTCCTATTTAAGTTTGCGATTGTGCATTACTTCATCCGTTTTTACGGAGTCGAAATAATCATCAATCTTTCTAATTGCACATATCATGTTATGTGCCTCCTCTCGCTCATCCGTTGTCGAATCAGCGTTTACAAAAACAGCTATTTGCTGGTCTGTAATTTCTTTTAAGGCTAACTGAAACATATCGTCAGCCTGTAATGTCTTCATTCTAGCAGATTTTTCAACAATTGAAAGTTTGCTAGACATTAGAATCTACCTCCTGATACAGCTTGTGCTGGTGATTCATCAGGGTATCTAGCTTTTTGTTGAGCATCTTTAATTTTTGCTGTGTCTACTGATGTGCCATATTTACCTAAAATTTCAGCCGCTTTAATAATTAGTTCTTGGTCTAATTCATCGCGTTCTCTGTCATCTACAGCAAGCGCTTTTTGCGCTTCTATTTGCATTTTCATCATATCCATTTCGGCTTTCTTATCAGCTTTGTATTGTTCTGCTTGTACTAATGCATCTGCTTCTGTAAGCTCAGGATTTTCAGAAGCCATTTGTTGTTGTTCTTGTATTAACTGCTGTTCAATTTCAGGGTTAATAGGCTGGAAATACCTATCAACGTTTCTAACACCTTGTAAAGCTAACATATCACCAAGAGTGTTGCGTATGCCTGTCATTGTAACTAAACCATTACCATTGCCATATTGAGTCCATATTTGCATTTGCATTTGTAATGCTTGGTTAAGCGCGGCTTGTCTTTCTGCTTCTTGACCTGTGCCAACACCGACATTTACAGTCATATCCATACCAGTATTCCAAACTCTAGGGTCAATAGGTAGAAATTGTCCATGTAAACGCATCATAGTCTCTTCACAGCTATTTTCTACTAATAGCTCTAGCATGAGCTTAAATAATCGTTTCATGCCGCCCTCGGCAATATTTCGAGCCATAACTTCTATTTGCGCCGAACCTTGTTGTGCTTGCAGGCGAGCCGCAGTAGCTGAGGTATTTTGTAAGGCATCAGGGTCAAGACCCATAGACGCTCGGCTTACACCGGATTTAGCTTCTACCGCATCGTCCATGTATTGCATCGCAGTTAATACCTGACCTGCGACAAAAGGAGTTGCAATATCTACAAGCGCTTGTGGTGACTTCATTCTTACTAGACCACCTATCTCATTGTTCATTAAATCGTCAACATTTACTTGTCCTTGCACATAACCTTGTCTTGGTGAGTTTGTTAATGCTACGTTGTCCATCATGCCTCTAAGCATAGCAGTAGAGGAGTCTTGGTCATTCATAATTAAATCAGCAACACTTCTACCAAAAAATGTATGCGGCTCAGGGTCAATTTCAAATACCGCAAAAGGTACTTCACCATATGGTTCACATTCTAAAACTTCACTTTCACCACCTGCAAGTAGAACTCTGTACATTATCGCTACACCTGTACCTTCTTTATCAATTTTCATGTAAGCTTCAGTTACTTGCACTTGTTTCATTGACAAGTCCGTTATGTCTTCATCTTCTTGCTCATAGCCTTTACGTTCAAATTGTTCGGTGTCTGTGTATGTACTATCTGAACTTAAACCGGATAATTCTGATATTCTTTCAAAATCGTATCCCATTGACACTAAATCACTAACGCGCATTTCAGTTTTGTGTGCAACTATGTACGCATCACTTACACTTTTAGCATTTCTGTCAACAAGAAATTCTTCCGGTGGTACACCTTCTATTTTTAGCTCACCTTGTTTTTTCTGATAACTGACTTTTAATGAGTGTTTTTCTTGTTCAGTTTGTATTCCTGTTTCATCAGTCATCATGCCTAATTCGGCAGTATGTTCAATAACTTCTACATTGTCTTCATTAACAATAGCTGATAGTTCTTCTTCAGTCAAATTAGTGTAAGAACGTATTTCTGCATCAGTTGTGTCTTCCCACCATATTTTTAGAACACCTGTTTTTTTGACTAATGCATCATGTATAGCATCATTTAAAAGATTGTAACCGTTCAGTTGCTGAAACTTCCAATGTGCGTATTTAGTGGCTTGTTCGGCATTTATTACGTCTTCTTGGTTAGTAGGAACAAATTCTACAGGGTTTTCTGAGGATAAAAACACACGCATTAAACTTGGCTTAATTGCTCTGATAGTATCACGTACTTTAGTAGCAACAATTTTAGAACGACCTTCTTCTTGTCCTATATCTACTTCACCTTCAAAATAACGTTGTGATTTAATTCGGTCTTGAGATATTTCACTTTCAATAAAAGATGTTGCTTCACTCAAAGCGTCTTTAACTATGTCTTGAACCTCATCATCTGTCATCTTTTTCAGTTTCATTCTTAATCCTCTGATATAAATTCTTGTACTTCTCTACCAGTTCCTATTGTAGTAGCCATTGGAATTGCATTTAAACTAGTTGCAAGAAAATTACTTAAATATTCAATCTGTGCTAACGTTGTGTTTCCATCTCTGACTGCGTTATAAACTTCTCTTAATTGTGCAATAGCCTTTGTGCCTTTTTGCCCTGTCATAGCATTAGCTAAGTCTTTCATAATCATATTTTTGCGTTTTGATGTAAACAACCTACTTTGATTTATTCTTTTAAGTGCTTCTCTAGTAGCTACAAATGGCTGTATTTCTCCTAATGCGTCACGCACAGGTTGTGCGGCGGCTTCATTAATAGTTTGGTTAGTTTGCAATCTGATGCCAGTTTTAGAGTTTTCTGCTACAACTGCCTTAAAGTGAATAGCTGTCTCTGCTCTATCTAACATTTTTACTAATTTTTTGTATTCTTTTGTTCCTAATACTGATTTAAGAATTGTTCTATTGTCATCACTTGACAACTCTCTAAATAAAACGTCTAATTGTTTAGAGTCCATTTGTCTTGTTGGAGAACCTTTAATCCTAGAAATCATTTGGTCAAGATTAGAACGTAAACCATACCTTGCCATCTCTTTTTCAGCTTCACCAGCTTCTTTCATTAAACGCGTTACTTCTTGTGGCGTTACATCGGTTCTCATCATGCGGCTACCCACATCGAGCGCATTTTCTCGTGTTATTTTATCTTGCCCTAATTTGACTGCCTCACGGTAAGCTGGGTTCATACCTTTTAGCAATTCTGATAATCTGTAACGTAGGTCTAGAGCATCATTTGCAGATTTACTTCTAACTGGAATTATCTGACCCGGTTTCATAACACCCGGTGATTCGTAAGCAATACTACTTAATTCTCTTTTAATAAAATCAAGTTGTTTCATTGTAGGTAATTCAGCTAATTCAATGACTTCTTTACCTTCAATATTAAGACTCTTTTTAAGTGCAAGTTGTGTAGTGTCACCACCAGCTTTTTTAATACTGCCATTAATGTTTTTTAACACTTGTGTCATCATTGCTGGGTCTATTTCATCTAACAACTGTGTTATTTGTGTACCAGCGTCAGATAAATAATCTACATTAAAATTGTATGATTTGTCGTAAGCGGCTTGTCTTTTTGGTCTAGATTTTTCTGCTGATGCTTTAGCTAATTCAACAGCGTCTTGTTTAAGTTCAGGAGCGTCTTTCATAGGCGGCAATTCTGCTATGTTTTTATCCATAGACTTGTTTAAATCTTGAAACGCGCTAGTTGTTCTTTCTTCAACATTTCTAGCAATAGTAGAAGCTGAACCGCCGCCAGCAGTTGCTACTGCATCTGTAATAACTTCTGTAGCCTTATCTGCATCAGCTATCATTCCATCTTTACCGGCTTTTGCTATTCTATCTGTCATATCTTCTAGAGTAGAGCCAGTATCGTCGAGAACAGTACGCATTACATTACTAGCTTCCGGACTTATATCCATTATTTCGCCAATTTCTTCAACCGATTTATCTTTTAATCCATGTCTAATTCTTATCCATCCAGCTATAAATGGTATTGGTAATACAGCGCCTCCTGCTCCAGTTAATATTCCTAACGTACCCATATCTTTAGCGTTTTGATATGCTGATTTATTATTATCAGACTCATCTAAACCACTACCGTATAGAATACCTTCAAGCAAACCTCCTGTACCTCCAGCGCCTATAGTTCCAACAATTTTTTGCCAAGTCGGTAATCCATTAATCCATGAATACAATTTTTGTGCTGGTTTTGTTGTACCAAGTGCTACACCACTACCAATTGCACCAGTTAAATTAGCGCCCATAGATACGCCCGGATAAGCTGTGTCGAATCGCGCATCTACGTCTTTGTAACGTGCTTTGGCTTCATCACCAGTTTGTAATAAATTATTATTTGGTGATGTATCACCACTTTCAAACACACCTTGTGTGTATGGAAAAGACCTGTTAGCTTGTTGATATAACCAATTTACTCCATCTGTTACACCGCCAAGTGTTTCATCTAATCTACTACCTGTACCTAAAACGCCTTGTAACATATTGCCAGTTAGACCTTGAATTTTTTCTGCTGTTGTTAAACTAGATTTTGCTTTTTCACGGTTATGTAATTCAACAGGGTTTAAATCACTTGCACCACTAAAATAAGCAAGTGCGGCTTCTATGACTCCCGGATTATCTGTAACAATTCTTTGTTCTTGGTTTACATAACTTCTAATACCATTTGGATTTTCGGTTACTACTTCACCGGGTTCACCTGTAGCTATAACAATTTGTGCTGGTCTTGTTGTTTGTGTAATTTGTTCTGCGGCTGTTTCAACATCGCCAAGTTCTTCTGATGCAAATTGTGCTTCATTAACCAAATTTTGTGGTGTAACCTCAACCTTACCTTCCGGATACAATTCTTTAAGTATTTCTGCCATGCGTTGTGCCGACGCGGTATCTCCAGCATTATGCGCTTTAATTATGCCTTGTTGTAACTGTTCAAAAGTAGGTTGTCTAGTTTCAGTAGCCATAATTAATCAAATGTTATGTACATATCTAAAATATCTTTGTCTGACGCTGTTATTATTTCGTCTAACTTCATAGGCTCATATGCCGGTAATGGTTTTACCCAATCATATCTTGGTAATTCTCTTACTGCATTTGCATCGGCATAATAACCGTTTTCTAAACGCTTATGATATTCTTCAACAACTAAACGTGAGTATTTACGTCTGTAAAGTGTCATTTGTTTTAAAGCGTCAGGCGTTAGTTTTCTTGTACCAGTCATAACTTCAATAAGAAAGTCTCTTTCTGCTGGTGTATCTAATCCTCTAGCACCAATACCAAGAATGTTAATCATTCCAAATACATCACTACCTAGTAATGCTTCTAAACGTTGGTCATAAGTTGCGCTTTTTGCCGCTTCTTTGGACAAACCAAGGTCAGCCATAACTCTATCAACGGTACTATGAAAATCAGACAAATAGCCTAAGTTTGCTTGTGCGCCTTCAGCGTTCAATATATTTAGAACTTGGTCAACTTTACGAATATTTTTTACTGCTAACTCAACTGCCGCAATTTGTTCTAAATCTTTATCTGCATAAGATTGTTGCATTTTTTTCAAATAATCTGCGTTTACATCCGCAGTAGGGTCAGAATTATCTATATCAATATCAATGTTAGATTCACCACTTCCAAAGTTTTTGAAAAAGTTTTTATATTCATCTGTACCCGGTACTAAACCAGCACGCTCGGCTCTGTAATCCATTTCACGCATTTTGGCTGTTACGCCATCATTAGGTTGTACACCAGTAATAAGAGCGAGTTGTTTTTCAGCTAATTCAGCCGGCTTCATACCATTTTGTTCAGCAAATAAAGTTAAATTTGCCCAATCTTGGTCAAACTTTGTTTGTACTGGTTTTGGTATACCCAATAACTCTTTCATATCAGGTGTTAACGTGCCATCATCACTCATTTTTTTGTAAATATCGAGTTTATCTTGTAAATCACTTTTTGTAACAGCTACGCCTAACGCATTATTAATACCAAGTGTTTTTTGCGTCTCTGTTAAGCCATATGGATTAGCTGGGTCACTAAATATTGCCAATTTTTCTTGTAATGCGCTTGGTTTAGTCTTTTTAATTGCTTCTTTTATTGCATCTGCACCGGGCATAACACCTTGTTTAACAAGTGCGGCTAAATCTGTTCTTCCATTAGGGTATTCGTCTGATTTCATGTTTAAAAGAGCGTTTACAGCGTTTGTTCTAGCGGCTGTAGCGCTTTTTTCTTTGTCCATGGCGTTAAGTCTTGCCTCGAAATTAGCCGCCATTCTGTCATCAGGTTCAAAACGTAAAGTGTTAAAACTTTGACCCATTCTGTAGACTTCTTCTTGACTCATTCCTTCAAATAAAGAATTACTCATGCTAGTCATAACGTTGCCAAGACCCATGCCCATGCCACTTCCGCCTTCTCGCGGTGCAGTTTGCTCTTCGTCTTTATCAGCAAGACCGCTTAGTCCAATCATGCCCATTATGCCTAAAGCTCTATTACCAAGTGACATTAGTTACCTCCAGTATAGCTATTACTCATTGCAGTTAAGTAATCAAATATTCCATTCTGTTTAGTTTCTTGTTTAGTTGTAGTACCAACATTAGGCGTTTGTCCAAGTGCTTGATTTACATATCCAAGAGTGTTTGCGCCTTGTCCTGTGTAGCCTCTAAATTGACGTTGTGCCGCATCAAACAAAGCTTGTTGCATTGCTTGTTGTTGTGCGCCTTGCATAGCCAAGTTATTGTTAACAGTTTGACCCATGTTAAAGCCAAGATTAGCAACTTGTCCTAACTGGTTTGCCGCTCCAAGTCTTTGTTGTGCGCCTGCTAGACCAGCTTGTTGATTAGCTAAATCTGCTTGCATTCTATTTGATATATCACCCATACCAGCTTGCTGATTAGCCAATTGTCCTTGAAAGTTATTACCAATATCTTGTAATGCCATGTTTTGAGCATTTTGAAATCCTGCTTGTCTTAGTCCTGCTGAAGCTTGAGCTAATTGACTAACAGTATCTCTGCCTATCTCACCCATAGCTACACCATGTCTACTACCACCAAATGCACCTGCGGCTTGAGCTTGACCTTGTAAATTATTCATGCCCATTTGTGCGCCACGTAGTATGTCAGCTTCGTTAGCCTTAACTACAGCATCTTCATATGGATTCATGTAAGGTTGCATGTTTGTACCTGCAAGAGTCTGTGGTGTAACTGTTGCACTAGTTCCAGCAACATTAACTTGACTAGGTGTGTAAGCCATGCCTGCCGCAGAACCTAATCCTGCACCTTGTATACCTTGAGCCGCTAGGCTGTTTATGTTTGGTGGGGTAGTCTGACCACCGGGTAGTCTTTGATTAGCCATTAGTAGTCTCCTGAAAATTGTTTACCTTTGCCATAGGTATTGTAATTTCTTTGGCTTGTTTTTGCTCTATCTGCTACAACATTTCTTCGATAAACTGGATTAGTTTTACCTGCTAAAACACCTGAACCTCGATTCCTGCCACCGGGAGTACCTCTACCATTTGGTGAACCACTAGCCATCAAAATATCAGGTTGTGGATTAGCACCAACGCTAATACTTCCTCCTCCGCCTCCTCCACCGCCCGGTGTTTGTTGTGCTACTAGGGCAGGTACAGCATTACCAAATAACGCATCGTAAGCGTCTACAGTATCACCGTAGTTAGCCGCTAAATCTTTTTTAGCTTGGTCGTAGATTGGTATTGAGCTGTAACCTGTCATACCATTGTCATATGTCGTTGGAGTAGGCATACCAGCCATTGCATCTGTAGGAGCTAACAAACCAAATGCCGCCGCAGTATTGGCATTGTTTTGAAATGCCATCTCTTGATTTGGATTAAAAGCCGCAACTTCTGCACCATAATATGGCATATACTCGATTTGTTGTAAGGCTTCTGCCCTTTGTAGGTTTCTTTCTGCTGGCGCTCTTATCCACTCAGGAACTGTAGTTTCTGTAGTTGTTTTTTTGCCGCCACCTTTTCCGCCGCCACCTGAACTCATGTCAAAACTCCTTTGCTAATATTGTTAATTGTTCTTTCCATCCTTTAGCTTCAAGAACACGTTTCCATCCTTTTCTTCCGGCTATTGACATACCATCACAGCCTTGTAATTTTCCCCATGCCATTGCACTATCATGCATGTCAGTAATTTGTTTAATTCCGTAGCCTTTATCACCACCTGCTAAGAATACGTGTAGCACTTTCTTATTAGGATACACTACAATTTCAGTTACTGCACATCCGTTTGACCCCATCCATAACTGCATGTGACCACTTAATACCCCATCAACAATGTCTTTAAAATCATGAGTATCGCCCCCTTTATTTAAAGCAGACTCTATCCATTCTTTACCAGCCATAAGTTGTTCTTGTATATTCATGGGTCTAATTTTATCCTAATCCAAGCTCCATTTTTAGAAACTACAGGGCAGTCCTGAGCTTCATCCCACATAATAATGCCATCTTGTGTAGCTTTACTATCTGAATTATAAAATTGTAATTTGTTTCTAGTAGTCGTTATAAAAGTATTTAATCGCTCACCCCATGGTTTCCAATCTTTGCCTAATGGCGGTGGAGGTGTCTGTACACTCATCGTCTACCTCCCGGATTAGCTTCAATACGCATGACCCCTGACCTCCAGTTTTCATTGCCTGTACCTTGTATTTTTATACGCACTTGTCTACCCTGAAAGCGTACATCTGTAGGATTACCGAGAGTAAATGCACCATGTGAAGACTCAGTATCGTTAGGATAAAAACGTGTCTTAAACGTAACTTCTACTTGTCCTTGCGTTTTTTCATCAGGTATGAGCTGTGTCACTTTCATAATGTTGTCACCATTACCAAGACTAATCGAGCCTGACTCAGCATATGGTTTTGTTGAGCCATGTGTGTAACCTGTTTCTTGATTGTAAAGATTGCCACTAGCATCTGCCCATATTGGATTGCTAAATACTCCTTGGTCAACTCCTGCTGTTCTATCTAATTCACCAGTAGTCCAATGTCCTTCTTTATAATCAAGTGCTACGTATCTATCGTTTTCATTTGACGTGCCTGATGGATAAAACCACCATATTTCACCATGTTGTGAATTATGTACAGCGTAAACTTTACTAATTTGTGCAACGTTCATGTCATCAAAAACATAATCAGACACTTCACATGGCATTTCACTAGCTACTGAGCCATCAAACTGAAAGAAACCTTTACGACCCATCCAAAATGCACCTTCATCAATAGCTACAGCACCACGTCTTGAAGCAACACCACAAGCTGTACCCACTCTTTCAAAACCATATACAAATGGTGCGCCTGAATAACTTGCTACGTGTGCATCGTTGTCTGTCAAAATAAGTGTTCGACCTCTCATGCGTAACCCTAACATAATTTGCCCGACAGTCTGCAATTCAAAGTCACCTGCTTGATTTGTAGCCGATGGTGTCCATGATGTATTATTTTCTTGGTCACACCATGCTACTTTACGAGGATTACCACCTGCACCAAGTGCAAATACAAACCTTTCTTCTGTAACTACTAAACCTTTGTTACCTGTTGGTGCATTAGCCACTACCTGTGCAACAACTCCTGTGTTCAATTGCCACTCATATATCTTGCCATCTTTAGATGAACAAGCCATAAGATATTCACCCCATGTATCTAATGACCAAGTTGTTGCCTCTTGATAAATACCTGAGCTAGTAGGTGCATTACCCCAATTACCATAACCATAAAATCCACCACCATAACCAAGATTTAGTGAAGCATTTAAGTTACCTGATGTCAATCCTGAAGGGGTTATATCGTATACTGTATGTGAAGGATTTACATAATATAATTTGTTATAAGTGCCACCTGCTAAATATGAGTCACTTGAGTTATCAAGCCATGAAAGCATTGCCCTTGGTGCTGATGCAAATGCACTAGCTTTTCTTGTTGTCCATCCACCAACAGGTCGCATTGAACCATCATGCCATCTTACTAAACTAGCATCTCTCCATCTATTTGATGCTTGGAAGTCAGTACCGTTTCTGTATTGACCCGGTGGTATGTCTAAAGGTATTAATGCCATAATCTTATGCCGCTATTTCTGTCCATGTGACTGTGTTATTAATAATTGTTTCCCACTTCTCTCTACCTATTGTAGCTGTACCTGATGTTGATGATACTATACCACCGACACGTTGTACTCTATTGCATGTTGCTGTAATACTTGATGTAGGTTGCGTAACTGCATGACCTTGAAATATTTTCTCGGATTCAGTTGCTGTGCTTGTGACTGTAGAGTTGTTTGGTGTTGGTGCTGAGCCACCCATACCTGCATGATGTTGACAATAATAATATAGGTCAGGTGTTGGAACAGCCACAACAATAGTTGATTGCGTAGATGAGTTATGAGTTATTGTATAGTCTGTACCACTATTGTGCGTACCATCTGATGTAGTAGAAAATCTTAATGGATGTGCCGATGGGTAATTAAATACATAGGTGTTACCTTCAACAAGTTGTATTGTTTCTTGCTGAACACCATTTATAAAGTATTTGTTAGAGCCACTCACACTAGCAACAGTCACCTCGTTTGTATGAGTGCTTCCCGTTGATGCGATACCTCCTCTTGTGGCATATCCGAGTACAGTAATACTGGCTACTGCTGTTGGTACACCTGAGCCAAATCTTACACGATTACATATAGCCGCACTTGTTGATGCAACGCTAACAGTCGCTGATGCACTTATAATAAACACACCATTAGAAGTAGACGTAACAACTGCATTAGCTGTTTGTGGACTTGTGCGTACACGCATCACACTTTCAGTTATGCTAGATGTAGTAGTAGATGTAGCTTGACCTGTTCTTACTCTTGCACCATTGCCAGTTGTCGTTACTGTTGTAGTTGATGCACCGTTAATAAGTGCAGAACCTTCAGGTACACGTCTGACACCAACTGTTGTTCCTGAGTTAACAGTTACAGTTGCTGAAGCTACTCGAACACGTTTAGCATCTGCTGTAGCACTTGACGTTGCTGTGACTACAGTCTGTAAATCATCTTGTCCACCATTAAAGACACCGACACCATAGTTCCAATCACCATAGTTTCTAGTATCTGTTTCCTCAATGATGACTACTTCACCACTACAAGTGGCACTAGATGTAACAGTCGTAGAAGCATCGCCACCCATTGTGACAATCCAATTTACACCATTAGCACCTGAAGTAGCAGTTACTGTAGCTGAAGCATCCTGTACTTCACCTAAACTTGAGCCAAATGTACGTAAACCGTAATACGATTCACCATACTCAAAAGCCATTTACTTAATTAGTTAAGTGTAATGTCTAAATCACCTGATGGCACACGAAACACGTCACCAGTTTCAATAGTCTTGTTTGACGATAGTGCCGCATAAGCCATTAAGTTACCTGATGATGAAGCATCGTAAACACCAACGTGTGTTACTGTTCCATAGTTTGCTGTAGCTGTAGGAAATTCTACTGCCGCGTTATTAGACGTAGTGTTACCTGATGTTGTAAATGCAACTGTTTGACGTGCATAACCACCACCAGTAACCTCAGTAACTGAACCTGCTTCGCCATCTGCTACTGCTGTAAATAACGCTAAGTATTTTGTAGATGGAGCTGTGTAAGCCGCACCTGCAAATACGTGGTCTAATATTTCTGTTTCTAAATAATTGGAAAAACTCATACTAATCCTCTCACTTTAAGTGTTAATCCTGACCCACTATAACGAGCTTGGTCAGAATATTCATTTAATCTAGCAACTGCGGCAGAATACATCTGCGCCCAAACTGCTACCCTTTGGTCTTCTGCTAAGTAAGGTGCTGAGTGTAATAACGCTCCATAGAGATATACATCAGGTGCTTCTAGCAAAAGCCAGTTATCTGAGTTACTACTAAGGGATGGTACTTTCTGATAGTAAAGCAACTCAAAATCTGTGTCGTTTCCCGGAGTTGGGTACAATTGAAATTGTCCATCTGCGTGTGTGTACATTATTGGTGTTCCTGTGGCATCACTTTGAGCTTGACGTTTGTCAGCCATAGCATCTCTAGAAACTAAATTAACTACTGTAGTTCCTGTGCCTGTGAGATGTAATCTTATTGTTTCTATCCAATCAGCAGGAGTTTGCATATACTCATCGCCACTTGATTGTTGACCACTAGACCTTGCTTCCATCTTAAAGTGTCTAATGTCTCTGTTTATCTGAGCCTCAGCTAATGTAATGAAGTCAGGTATTACTGCTGTAAGGTCATCTCTGTTTAAAAAATCAGCTATAGACGCTTTGAGTTCTGTGTAATTAGATAAAGCCATTAGAAACGACCTCCTCGTCTCATGTAATCATATCTTTCATCTTGCACAGCGTAACCACTTAATGGCGCTCCTGTCAGACCAGCCGCAAAGTCTGCTTTTTGTTGGTCATTCATTTGAGACATCATCATTTCAACTCTAGCTTTTTCTTCATTAGTAAGTGCCGCGAATTGTCTGTTAAATTGATTACGGTCTACAACAGTTGGGTTAGGATTCATCTCTCCAGTACCAGCATAATTCATGTCAGAGTCATTCATTAGTGAGCCATCAGGCATTCGGTGCATACCAGCCGGTACTACATCCGGTACTGTTGGTGTTCTACCGGGCATTAAAACTGGGTCTCTGTTCATTGTATTAGCTAAGAACTCTCTTTCAGCCGGTGTGTCTAAACCTCTAGCTCCTATTCCTAGATTACCTATTGTGTTAAGTGGCTCTTCTTGTCCGTAAGCAGTAATACCTTGCATGTCTCGCATTCTTTGAATTGCATCACTACTTAAATCATCACCAGTAAATGTATAACCTTCTGTATTACCATCTACATCAAACGTATAACTGTTTGTATTTTTATAGTTCTTTACTGCATCCATTAAACCAGCGTCAGTATCAAAACCATCACTATTAGTTGCATTTTGTAAGAACTCGCGTTCTGCTGGAGTGTCTATGCCTCTGTTACCCTCCATAACACCGCCAGTTAACCCCTTATATTTTTCTGTTAACATTGCAAGGATTTGGTCAAACGACATGTCATTTGGATTATGTCCGGGAACGTGCGCCATAATGTGTCTCCTGTTTAATTAAGCGTAAGTATATCATCTCTTTTCTTTGTAATCAATTAATCTAACAATCCCCTTTTGCTTAGGTTCATTAATACGTCATGTGTGATTAAACCAATAGGTGGATTTTGCATAGTTAATTTTCTAAAGTCACTATCTGTCATGTTTTCTGCTGTCATTGGCGAACCATCTGCTTTTGTGTTGTCAAACAAATCTAGAATACTAATGTTGCGTTCTTTCTCAGGCAATATAGAAACTGGCTGACCTTTGATAACTGTGTCATAAGCTTCTGTTATTGGTTTCTCTTTACCTATCAATTCTTGCATGTTAAGTAACCCAACATTTTGTAGTGTGCCTTCTTTCTTGTTTAATTGTTTTTCGTCAGCGTTTGCTAATCGTGCTGTAGGATATGACACTACACCATTGTTTTGACCTTTGACTAATTTACCACCTATGTCATAGTCAACACTTCCTCTAGTACCTCTACTTGTTCTAAAGTTTACATCAATGATACGAGCTATCTCTTTTCTTTCAGAACCTGTTGTGCCTTCTAATGGATTCTTTGAATTAGTACCACGCCACTTTTTATTAATAGAGCGTATATAAAATTCACCCTTAGAATTCTTAACACTTTCTTTTGATGTAGTTCGTATAAGGTCATCTAATATAGCAATCTGTTTAGCGTCTAAGCCATTGATTGCAGAGTTAAGCATTGTTTGGGTAATGGGATTACTAAAGTCTGAACCTGTTGGTGACATACTAAATGGTAATAGCAATGGGTCTTTCTTGTATAACTGTCTTGCTTGATTAGCTGATTTAGCTATTTTGCCTACAGCATCTTTAGCAGACGCCCACAAGATACCTCGGTCTACATTTTCAGGTATCAGCATATGTTCTTGACCACCAGTCCTTCTGACTCCTTTACCATCAACTACAACACTAGCGCCATTAACACTTGTAATTATTCCACTACCAGCAGAACCATCCGACATAGTGCCTACAAAAGGATAGCCTTCTGAATTTACAATACTTTGTTCACCGACAATTATATTGTTAGTGCCTTGTAATTCCGTTTGCACATCCATAACACCTTTCTGAAGTCTGTCCTTATCTGACTTTCTCGTAGCAAACCTTGCGTCTATTTCTTGACCAATAGTTGAAGTAATACCTATTCTGTCACCTGTGTTTTCAGTAATAGGAATGTCTTGTCTTTTTAATATCTTTGAGGTGTCAGTAGAATACAAGACGTAATTGTTAGCTTTAGGGTTAGCTCTTCCTTCAGCCATTGCTCTTTCGTTACCATCTACATCTACAAATTTTGACCCCGGTATACCGTTTTCGTATAAATAAGCAGAAGCCGCTTTTTCAGCACCAAACCCACCTACTTTATCTGCGAACTCTTCTGTTAATGCGTCATAAAAATCTGCACCTGTATCCGTATCTTTCATACCGTTTTGGCGCATCAATGCTTGGACATTGTCCGGTTGACCTGTCAATGGTAATTCTCTACGTATCATTCGAGATACAGCTTCATCGCTTAAATCTATTTCATACAATTGACTCATAGCAGTATCAAATCTATCTTCTACATCTCTCAGGATTCTATTCGCTTCTGCCATTTGTGCTGAGTCTTTCTTAATGTTAACATCCTTCATTAATTCTTTACGAATTGTGTCCGGATAAACACCTGTTGCTAAGTCATCCCATATTCTAGTTTCAAGTGGCGTGTTAGTCTCAATCTCAGATAATAGTTTTGCTTCTCTCATCATATCAAAATCATATCTAGCAAAGTTTTTACCGGTGTCTTTGTTTTCTGATACATATAGACCATGACCCTGACGTTTAGTGCCTGAGTTAGTACCAATCTTGTTCATGTCCATCTTTGTAAAGATTGCACCTTTCTCATTACCTTGAAAAACAGTAATGGGTAATTTGCTTTGACCTAGGTTTGATAGGCTAGGGTTTAGATTAGATTTTAATACACCAGTCATTATTGAATCAACTGGGTCATCACCTAACAAAGTATATAGTGTGTTTCTGATAGCTGGTTTAAGCGCTGTATTGTTTGCTAACGAAGCTAACTTAGCTGTAGTCATACCACCACCAGCCATGATAGATAATACTTCTACAGGGTTATTTGCTACAGCATTGCTAAAGCTATCCCAATCTTCAAACGTAGCTTTAACCATACCACCAAATGCATCAGCTATTGCACGTTGTTCTTCTCCAATTGTTTCAGCTCCTACTAAATTAAGCAGACCACCAGTTCCTAAATCAATTGCACCTTTTGCCACGTGTTGAGGTGTTGAGAATATTGTTCGTGCTTCATCCATCGCACCAGCAACACCAGTAGGTATTCTTTCAATAAATCGCTTTACTTTGTTTGGGTCAGTAGATGGTTCTTTAAATCTCCAGTCGTGTCTACCGTAT